TTTTCCAAAAGATCCATATTCTGATCTATCGTTTTTCTTTTCTTGCGTTTAACAGTTGTATTGTTATTTTTTGTTTTTGCTACTTCCTTGTCCGTATTTACGTTTGTTACCGAGCTTACAGATTGGTCAGCACCCAAATTCTCTAAAACACCCATTTCTACCTTTGTCTCAATAGATTCTTCTCTTGTATCAATAGAGTGTTCTGCTTTGTTTATGTTTTTTACCTCAGACACAGTAAAGCCATCAATAGGTATATCTGATTTTAGAAATGAGTCCTTTAATTCGTCCTTATCCTCTGTATGCTCTTTAGAAAAATCTTCTGTGTATGTTGGTTGGACTTTCTTTTCTGCCTGATATGTATTTTTTTCTTGTACATCTATCTTAGTATTATGTCTCCTAAACGGCAGTTTAAAGTAGTCAAATATTCCCATGATGCCTAAAATATTTAAATAGATTCTATTTATATGTCTTTTTAATTGAACAAATCTATATATAATACAAAGTGAACAAAGGAATATTGAATGTGTTATATAGCATATTGGAACTTTTTTTTCATATTTTCCTTGCCATTCCACAAATTATTTGTATGTTTGTGGTGCTACAAGTTGATAGAATTATCTATCTCGCAGGGCAAGCGGTTAATTTGCTCATATTTTATATGGGTATTTTTTATGCCCATACTTAGGATATTGGCGGTTGCCTATACGTAAGTTATTGTGTGCTCTTCGGGGTGGACTATCAACTTGTAGCAGCGTATATGGCGACCGCTTTTTTTGTCGAATTTTCATTATTCATAAATAACTTTTAAATGCTACAAGTTATGTCAGAATTAGTATTTCAAAACAGCAACGGTAACGATGTTACCACTTCATTGCTCATTGCGGAGGTGTTCGGGAAAGAACACAACAAAGTAGTTAGAGATATTGAGAGTCTCTCATGTTCAGAATTTTTTCGAGCCGCCAATTTTGGCGTTTCGTTCATAATCAGAGACTTACCAAACGGAGGACACAAACAAGAACGATATTATGAAATGACCAAAGACGGTTTTAGTTTTCTTGTAATGGGTTATACCGGTGCAAAAGCCGGTGAGTTCAAAGAAAAATTCATCAATGAGTTTAATAGACGGGATGCTTTGCTAAAAAATGACGATTACATCCTCATGCGTTCCCAGCAAATCCTACAGAAACGAGTAGAAGCCGCAGAACAGAGAGTAAAAGCCCTTGAAGCCGACAACCAGCAAAAGGATGCCAAGATCGCAAAGCTCCAACCGAAAGCCGACTTCGCAGATGCCGCCTTCATCACCGACGACAAAGTCGATATCGGAATGGCTGCTAAAATCCTCAAGCTGGGATTTGGACGCAACACACTATTCCAAAAGCTAAGGCAGGTAGGCGTATTCTTCTCTAACCGGAACGAGCCGAAGCAACGGTTTGTCAATGCCGGGTATTTTGAGATGAAGGAAAAATTCATTGAGCGTAACAGCCATCCTGGTTTTGTTGTCACAAAAATTCTTGTCACGCAAAAGGGGCTGGCTTACATCAACCATCTGTTTGGCGGAAATCCATCTGACGGGAAAATAGCAGCTATAGAATAATGTATATACACATATAAAGTTATAGAAATCAAAGGAAATATATTCGTAAATTTGCAGGAAACGAAAAGTCTATGGAACGGATCAAGTTGTCAAAGCAAGAGAAAGAGGTGCTAAGGATTGTGAAATCATGTGGAGCTAATTGCCCATCCATGTACCCGTTGCATGTATTCAACACTTGTGTTCACTCTCTAAAGAGAAAGGGACTTGTAGATGCCTCTTTTGTAAGAGGGGGCAATACGGTTTGGACAGCCAAAGTATCTGTTTACGGTAGACTGTATTTAGCAGAAAATCCTAATTTGCGTAATCCGATTCCTTGGAAAGCGATAAGCGTAATTATAGCTTTGCTTGCTTTTATAGTTTCTATTATAGCTTTATTTGTTAGCTGCTCAAAATTATAGCTGAACATATATAAATTATTTAGAGGTACGGCATAAGGACGTACAGCCAATATTATACCAATTAATAAACCAAAAAAATAATTACAAAATCATGGAATTTAAAGATTTAGCAACAAAGTTCGAAGGTCTTACAGCAGACCAGGTAGGGGTATTAGCAGAGTTCGGCAAAAATATTTTAGATGATGCAGGCATATTTTGTTTGCCTTACTGCTTGCTGAGTTTAATTCGGGATATACTCAAAACAGAGGAGTTCGATCTTGAGAGAAACAGACTTACAATAGATTCACTTTTACATATTGTGGAATTAGTTAATGAATTGAATATGCGATGCTGGGGTGAACAAAAAACCCCGTTCGGACTTACGGGCATTAGATATGACAACCAATATGTCGGATTTAAAGATGAGACTAAAATAATAGCATCATGAAAGCATTATCCTTGATATTCCTGTTAGTGGCCGGGGTTCTTCTGGCAGGATCGGAAAGCGAATATTTCTTAGGTAACATAATCGGACTTGTGATGCTGTTCATTGCCAGCAACAAATTGACGGAAGAAGATAATATTGCTACATAAATAACATAGACCCGCATGTTGGGGCTTCGTACCCAGCGTATCACGTTTGGATGTCCCAGATAGCGGTATTGCTATCTGGGTTGTTATTATGTATTATAAATTGAATCTATAATATTTGTGTATTTAATAGATTGTATCTATATTTGCTTTTGTAATAAACAAGAGCTTCAAAGAGAGCCTATGGTATAATGGTTGACGCCATTGCATCGTAGGCTCTCTTTTTTAATATTATGGCAACAGACAGAGATACGCTAATATTCCAGAAAGCAAATGGATCCGAAACAAAAGATCTGTATGCTGACTTTGGTATTAAAACAACCAGTGTGCCATTATTCTTACCTCTTGAAACAAAAGAGTTGCCATCTCGCGATTGGATAGATGAAGATGGCGAGGATGTTTATTTCCCTGATGTTGTAAGATTACAAGCCTACGACACAGAGATATCTATGGTGTATAAAGGAGCTCAAGGGACATTTCCGACTAAACAGGCTGCCGTATTTAGATATATGACAACAGAAGGGTTAGAGCTTAATATCTTTTCTCCATATTCAAATACCGGATGTAAAGGGGCTTATTTCAAGGGCTTTAGCGACTTTGATTTCACAAGCGATAGTAGTTTGGGAGATGTTGCTGTATTTAAAATGAAATTTAGAGTAACCAAACCGAGAGAACAATTTATCATAAGGTGATATGGGGTGGATTATTTATGACAAAACGGGCGAAATAGAGCGTTGTACAATCAAAGAATTAGAGTACAATGGTTCCTTTATGGGGGAAAGGACTGTAACCTGTTCCTTCGAATCTCCTTCTGTTATAAACTTTGCCATTGGTGATCATATTACTTATAGGGGAGAAGAGTTCTATTTGGATTATGAGCCGTCTCAGACAAAAAGCGCATCTTTTGGTAGCGCCTTAAATGCTTTCAAATATGATTTGATATTTAGGACTATAGATATCGAATTGCAGAATTGCCAGTTGTTGGACTATGTGCCGTACGGCAATGATTATCATTATCAGCCAAGTCCTTCTTTTTCTTTTGTCGGAACCGCAAAAACGTTTGCTGAAAGAATACAAGCAAATATGGATCGAGATTATCCAGGATGGGAAATAGAAGTTTATGAAGGTGTTGAAACGGAGGACGCAGAGATAGAAATAGATAATGTGTCTTGCTGGAATGCTCTTGTAATGATAAACAAGGAGTTTGGCCTAAATTTCTTTATATCCAAAAGAAATGTAAAAATCGGCTATCCAGAAGAATCTTTGGACCACACCTTTTATTACGGCAAGAATAACGGGTTGTACCAAATAGAAAGGGATGTTAATGCTGATGAGGTAGTAGTAACCCGGTTGTACGCTTATGGAGGAGAACGTAATATACCGGATGATTACAATAAACGCGATTCTGATTTTTCCGGTAAAAAGAATTTAATGTTGCCGGGGTATCTTGAAACGGGTAAAAGCTATATTGAATCAAAGAATCTTCCGGCTTATGGGATTAGGGAGTACACTATGGTATTTGAAGATATCTATCCTTCTATAGCGGGGGTAGAGTTGCCGGATATAGGAAGGATAGATGAACTGGTTGCTGCCGAGCAGATAACAAAAGAAACAGAGACAAAGGGCACTTTCAAGATTACAATCAAGAATATAGGTTTCAATATCAAAGATTACCTGACAACAGAAACAGCTACAATATCAATGAAAAGCGGTAGTCTTATTGGCTATGAGTTTGAGATTGTAGATGTTGTTCAGTTAGAGAGTGGCAATTATGATATAACTCTTAATAAATCAACAAGGGATGATTTTCAAGTTCCCAATGCTGGGCAGAATCTTTCCGCTGGTGATCGATTTGTGATTCTTAATATCAAGATGCCGGAAAAGTATGTGGAATATGCAGAGGATAGGTTATTAAAATCTGCAACATCTTATCTGGCGGAACATGACCATGTTATCTATACCTATAATATTGGAGTGGATGAGATATACATGGCCAGAAATGGGAATCTACACGATTTGATTCGTGAAGGAATGAAGCTCCCATTATACGATGTGGATTTTGGTACTGATTATAGCATTATCATTCAGAGTTTATCCATAAGAGAGGGTGAATCAATTCCAACATATGATATTTCTCTTAGCGATAAACCTATAGCAAGTACGATTGATAAGATTTGGGATGCCATTGATAATGTAAGGAATGAAGGTTCAACATCTACAGGAGGAT